GCAGTGGGCATAAATGTGTGGGATAGAGAATGGGACCACCTCGCCAGATGGTTGTTGGCCAACTCCAAACGCTTGATTGACGGTGATTTCGAGAATTTTGACGGAACACTAATGGATCAATTCATGTGGAAAATATTTTGGATATTGGACTCCATGTATGACGATGAGTTCCACACGATAAGATACAACCTATGGTATCAAGTGGTTTACGCCATACGCGTTTGCAGAGGAACTGTATACCAGTGCACGCACAGCTTGCCATCTGGCTTCGTAGCCACAGCTGAAGTCAATTCCCTTTTTGTGAACTTGGTGTTTCGTTGTGCCTACTTGATGCTCGCCGCAATCCATTGCCCCGAGGAATGTTCCATGAGATCGTACAACGAGAATGTGCGACTGGTGGCATATGGGGATGACAACGTGTTGTCCATCAGCCCCAAAGTGCTCAAATGGTTCAACATGGAGACTTTAGTCAAAGTGATGAAGACGTTTGGCATGGTTTACACCGCTGCTGACAAGAGCGCCAACATCGTCAACAACAAAACCATTGAAGATATATCATTCCTCAAGAGGGGCTTCAAGCAGGTTGATGGCGTGTTTGGACAGACCACTGTGTATTTGTGTCCCGCAGATTTGGCGACTCGCTTAGAGATGTTGAATTGGACTAAACAGAGGAGCTTTGATTCTAATCCTGAGGAAAGCGAAGTGGTTTCCGAGGTCATCAAAGAAGTTGCTATGCACGGCAAAGCTGTGTATGATGAATTAGTCCCAAAAATTGTGAAGGCCGCCCATCAGGCCGGTGTCACAGGGTTCAGAGATGAGGGACTGTATTATTACCACCACCCGTTCGTCTCTGGACACAAAATCCCCTCTACGATGTGATCTTGCTCGATGTATGCAAAATTATGATGTAAATAAAACGTTGAGTATTGCTATTGTAGAAAGCCGTGTAGATTTTTATCTTTATATCCTAGGACCACGGAAAGCAGCCCTTTATTGTCCAAGGAAACATCATTGCTGTGCATTGGTTAAGTAGCCGTGCACATAAGAAACTTACTTACTGAACAAAATTTTAATGCCAATCCTGATATTTTATCTGTTACGACCCCTGATTCAAATGATACTATAACCCTTCGTGATGATGGTACAAGAGTTTCCGAACGCTTTACCGCATGCGAAGGGGATTTGCCATCCTCCCTATACGATTGCATTGGAGAGAAGAGTGATCACTCAATCTCTGATTTCTTGAGTAGATATGTAATTATACAACAAGGAACGTGGTCTAGCACATCCGTGCGTGGCGATGTCCTATCTAATCTTGTTTTTCCCAAAAATTTGTTTAATACTGGTCAATACATGGTTGTACAAAATATAAATAAGATAGATGGTTTTACTGGTTTTAAAGCGAAGGTCCGCGTTCGGATAGAAGTCAATTCTCAACCGTTCCAAGCCGGAGCTCTCATGTTGCATTATGTCCCTTATTCCGAATATATGAACTCGCACACCCAATGGTACGCTACGTCTTCAAAAGCTGATCCGGTGGCGGCTTCAGGTTGTCCCCATGTAATTATGAATCTAGCTAACACCACGTCCATGGAATTTGTGACCCCTTATGTATCCCCGTATTTGTATTTTAATCTCGCCACAGGACAAGGATCCTTTGGTAATGTTGTAATTTCGGTCTTGTCTTCTCTCGCATCACAAAGTTCTACCACCGCCCATTATACTATATGGGCAAAGTTCGAGGACGTTGAGTTGAGATACCCGACCGATGCACCATTGACCTCGAATTACGCCCAAATAGGTAATGAAGTAGCGAAGATGGAGACCAGGAAATCTATTTCATCCACAGTTGGGAGCTTGGGCAATGCCATTGCCGACTCGTTGCCGTGGGTCGGCCTGGGTTGGTTGTCATCCCCAACAAGGATGATATCCGACGCCAGCGAGTCAGTCCTAAAGATGTTGGGATTTTCCAAACCTAGTGTAGAGGCCCCCGTTACCCGTGTCAAGAACGCTCCCGCCCAATATTTTATGAATAGCGACGGGGCGGACACTTCGCACAAGTTATCCGTCTCCGCCACCAATGCGCTAATCACTCCGTCAGGGTGGGCTGGAACGGACTCAGATGAGATGCGCCTGGATTATATAGCATCTAGGCCATGTTACGCATCGTCGTTCAATTGGGTGTCCACAGATACCGCCGACAAGAGTCTTTTCCTGTTACCAGTGTCTCCAATGTATACAATGACGCCGGCGGAAGCTTCACCCAACGCTTACGCCAGGACCCTCAGTATGCCCTTGTGTGCAAAGGTGGCGAGTTTCTTTTCTTTGTGGAGAGGAACTATGGTCTACCGCATCCAAGTTATAAAAACGCAATTTCATTCGGGGCGATTACGTATTTCATTTCGTCCGTACATTTACGACGACAACAATAAAATTTCTGACATGCCTGCTTACGCATACACTGAGGAAATTGACTTGTCCACAGGCACTGATTTCACTTTTGAGGTGCCTTTCGTGTCCACCCGCCCGTGGATGCAAACATACTATGACATTAAAACATCCGTTGCTAGTGGTGACGCCAGAAACGTCGCCACTGGTTGTGTACAAATATCTGTTATTAACCCCCTTGTTAGCCCTGCGAATGTATCTTCATCAGTTGAGGTATTAGTATATGCTAGTATGAAACATGCGCAATTCGCATCACCCATTCGATCCCCCATCATGCCGTGCAATATCCCCGATGTTGCGCAGATTGGTAGGGCTCGCCTCATCAAGACCGAGGAGTCTAGCGATGTGCAAAATACACCAAGTGATTTGCCTTTGTTGCCGTATTCGACCTGTGTGGGGGAGGTTATTACATCCTTCAGGCAGTTGTTGAAACGATCATCTTATTTGGGGAAAGTAACTATCACGAAAGCACTCGCAACATCGGAGTCGCCCGGTTCTACTGGTTCAGGGTTCGTGATTTTCCCTTGGGCACCAGTGTCCCCCCAGTGCGGCGCTTTCACTGCTACTGCCGCAGGGAAGATGGTCCCGCAATTTGAAAATTCTTATGTGTGGTACAATAACAATAATTCGCAGGTTCCAGATCTTTATTCAAATCTTTATTCCATGTTTTCCTTTTTCAGAGGTTCTGTCCGATATAAACTTGTTTTGGCTAAGCAAGGCCCTTCATATAATTATAATTATCCCGTTAGAATATATGTTAATGTTTTAGCAGCACCTATGGCAGAAACATGGTCACCAACCATGGGTGTAAATGCATCTGTCAACACCAATTTAGGCACGGGACCACTCCAGGTTCTTGCTGACGATCCCATGGTGTCCACTGAAAATTTGAAGACCAACTTTGCGTATTCCCCGGGATTCACAGAATACAGCATGGCAGTGTACCCGAGTTTGGAGGGTGTTATCGAGTTCGAAGTACCTTTCCAATCCTCTGGGCACATGTGCCCAACAAATTATGGTATCAACGACGCTACCAGCGCGCGTTCGATATTTTTCCCTATACCAACCGTTACCGTCATGGGTACTGAAGTCACCGGCGGCAATTCTTTGAAAGATTGCCAGTTTGATGTCTATAGGTCCGTCGGTGACGACTTTTCGTTTGGTGGTTTACTGGGTGCCCCTCAACAGGCCATCTGGTACGCCGACAGCGATCCCAAGTAATACCTTGTGACAGTCCACTGGAACATCCATTTTAAAATCTTTTTATGGATGAGATTTTGATCCACACTTAACAGGGCCATTGCGCAAATAGCACACGACCGCTCGCAAAGCAATTGCGGTCCTGGTTCAATAACAGCATCCAAAACTCCTCCTAGCAATGGTTGGAGATCTAATGGTTCTGGGTCCCTTAATGGGCTCCTGGGCTGGGTATGTTTTGAATTTCTTTAACATTGGTTCAAAA